ACATATAAAATATAAACCCTGTGAGAAGAATACACAGTCGAAAAAAAACTTTTTTATTTGAACAACTGTAAATTCCTTAAAAATTGAAGTTGTTTTTGGGATTAAGTATGAATGCACAACTATATCACAAAATACTTATAATACTTATAATCACTATGCCAGCAAGACTTTACACTTACATTTTACAAGGCGACAATGGCGGAGCGCCATGTGCAGAAGAAGGATTATTCAGTTTGGCCAATTGCAAACCCTCTATTCGACGTTGTGCTCGAAAGGGTGATATCATCGTCGGTATATCGGGGACTAAAATGAAACTGGGTAAGAAGAAGCGCATCATATTTATCGCAGTGGTTACAGACATCGTCTCAATGCGTGAATATGCCATTAACTACTCGCTTCGAATAGACTCCATATACTCTCCCGAGCTTGAACTCCTTCCTAATCCATTTCACAACTGTGGACACAGAGAAACCGATCTGAGTGGGAAAAATGTGCTTTTAAGCGATGACTTTGTTTATTTTGGAAAGAAGCATATCGCTGTCCCGGATAATTTGAACAGTATCATCCCGGGACGTGGTCATCAATATAAACCAAATGAACCGCATAAGAAAACATTGAATCGCCTTTTCAATGAAGCAAAAATAAAAAACGGATGTGGGAAAATTGGAGAATATAACAACAAAAAAAAACGCGGATGTTAAATATAAAACCCTGTGAGAAGAATACACAGTCGAAAAAAAACTTTTTTATTCAATATTCGTATTACCTTAAAAAATTGAAGTTGTTTTTAAGGCAAATAAGAAAGATATTAAAACTATATTACATAATGTCTTCTACTTGGCAACTTTCCTGGAATCATAAAAATTACAATGGCGATGGTAGGATGGAGGCAGCTGCAGCCAATGCTTCACATCGTCACATGTTGCAATCTTGGGGGCGTTCTTCGCCTTCCAATATCGACAAAATTGCGGTTGGTGATACCGTATATATCTCCTGCAATAAGAAGTGTATAGGGAAAGCAGTGGTAACACGTGCATTCTTCAGCACCACGGAGCTTCACACAGATGAATTCGTCTTAAATCCGCAAGATCATGTTGAAAGAAATACGCCTCGACTCTATTGCGGACTGCTTATTACTGATCAATACTTTGGAGATCACCGCCAGGACCTTCGTGGAAATCAAAATACCTTCTGCGATCCCACCAATGCATTTTGGAAACAATAGTTATAAAACCCTGTGAGAAGATACACAGTCGAAAAAAAACTTTTTTTATAAACTTTAAAAGTATAAACACTGAAAATTGAAACATTTAAACAATATAAGTATACGATGACAATAATCTATACATAATGATTGGTAAACAAATCAAAAATTTTCCCTGTAAGAAATGTGGAGCAACCTATAAAAGTTATAATTGGCTTCAAAAACATATTAAAACAAAACATCCCTCGCCTACAGAATTAACACAATCTATTTTAAGATCGGTCCAAGCAAATAATACACCAAAAAAAATTATCAAAATTCCCAATGCTAACAGGAAAGCATATATAAAACAAAAGATCTCACCTATATTAAGATATAAAATATGGGAAAAGTATATTGGGCATAAAATAGAAGCAAAATGCTTTTGTTGTAATATTAATAAAATTACTCCGTTTACCAGTCATCATACTTTTCAAGCAGGACATATTTTAGCAGAGAAAATGGGAGGAAAATGTGTCATTGGAAATATGTTACCGATATGTCGAGATTGTAATAAGGATATGGGTATTCAACATTGGGACGCATATATTAAATATAATATGCTACCCGCAAGGATATTTGGTTCAAACATTCCTATTGAAACGCATAATCATGCTTCCAGAATTCAAAAGTGTTGGCGAGACCGGAAAAAAAAGAAGGTTAAAAAAAGGAAAAAGAAAAAAAAGAAGAAAAGGAAAAATTATACCTATATGAATTTCACAAAATCCTTTGAAAATTATTTAAAGTCGAGTAAGATTTACAATAAATCGACAAATTGTACATCAAAAAATTAGAAAATTGAAACTAATTTATTGCGATTAATGGCTTTTAATCATCATGACCAAAAATAGCACTGACTATTACCGTGAAAACAAAAAACAAAGACGTGTAGTCCACAGTTGTCCTCATTGTAATTTTGAGACAACATATGGCAAGTGTGTTTTGATCAACCATATCAATGCGCATCATACAGAAGAATGCAATCGTCCTTTTCAGTGTTCGTGTTGTAACAGAGGATTCGCCCAAAAAGCCCACCTAGTGGCGCATCTCAAAAAGGTGCACAATGTAACTGATCCTAATCTAGAGAAGAAGAATGGAGCCATTCTCTATTTTATAACTCCAACCGAGTTGATACCCAAGTCTTATAAGACGAAGGCAAGGCGCGACTTTTATAATAACCATCCTAAGTTGAATAGTAGAGACATAAGGAATGGTATACATACTTATATGACAAAAAATGATAATAATGTGTGTCTTCGTAATCACGATATCCATTATGATCAAAAAAAAGGCTTTATTAATCTTAAAAAGATTCAATTAAAAGAGCCAATTCAAGTGCAAAAAAAATATCAGACGCCAACACTTATTAGAAATTCTTCAAAATAAGATTATATACGTTTGCTTTGTTTAGAAAACAATTATTTTTTATTTTTTATTTGTATAATGCAGTCGCCATATTTAAAATCTCAAATCATTACTTACATGGGAAATAAAAGAAAATTATTGCCACAAATAAATGATATCATTGACATGGTAAAGCAAGATTTGAATAGTGTAACCTTTGAAACCGCCGATGCTTTTTCTGGTTCGGGTATTGTTTCAAGGCTTCTTAAAACGCGATCTACCAAATTATATGTTAATGATATTGCTGGTTATTCTGAAACATTGAACTCTTGTTATTTGGATACTCCAGATGAAGAAAAAAAAGCTAATATTCAAAAATATATTGATGAGGCAAATTCGTTTGCCCATGGTACAGATGATTTAAGCGTGCCTCGATGGATACAGAGACATTGGGCTCCGGCAAAGCAAATCAAAAAAGAAAACAGAGTCTATTATACACATCAGAATGGCAAGCTTATCGATAGATACCGATTTTTTATATCGTCCATTCCAGAAGAGTACAGACCTTATTTATTGTCCATGTTATTGGTAAAAAGTTCTATTCATAATAATACCAATGGTCAATTCTCAGCATTTTATAAGGATGAAAATGGTATAGGTAAATATGGTGGTAAAAAAGAGATAGATGTTAAAAGAATTACATCACCTATTCGACTTGAAATGCCAGTTTTCTCTCCAAATAAATGCAAAGTGGTTGTTTCAAAAGAGGATTCAAATAATTGGATTAAAAAAATCCCTTCCGTTGATCTTATGTATTTAGACCCTCCTTATAACAAGCATCCATATTCTATTTATTATTTTATGCTTGACATTATTAATGACTGGAAGACGGATATCGATATTCCTAATTCCAATAGGGGTCAGCCAAAAAATTGGGTAAAATCGCCTTACAATAGTTTTAACAAGGCGGAGGATGCTTTTAAAAATCTAGTAAAGAATATCAAATCCAAATTCATCTTATTATCCTACAATAACAAAGGCATCATACCTATTAAGACTCTTGAAAAAATTCTTAAAACGAGGGGTAAATTATATAAATTCCCCCTTACTCATAAAACTTATAATAAATTAAAAGGTATTGCTTCTTATAAACGAGAGGCGGAATGGAGTGAAGTAAAGGAATTTATGTGGCTTGTTGATACTCGAAAAAATTGATATAAATCTTATACTTATTAAAACATTTAAACACGCGCAATGGAATTTACTCTCAATGCATACAGCATGGTTTTTAGCGAGCATAACGCTGCTAATAGATTAGAATATGGAAATAAGATTTTACTTCCATCTTCTATGCTCCCGGACCTTGATATTGAAAATGGTACGGTTTATTTTAGCGTGATGAATCCTAGAAATTGCAAGGAAATATTTGTCGGGGTTCATGAATATAACGATTCGCCTGGTATTTGTTTCCTTCCACACGCTATGATTGAACGACTTCATTTAAATGATGGGGAGCCGGCAATAATAAAGCAAATTAAAGATGTAGAGCCTGGGACTTATATTAAAATCAAACCGTACGAGAAAGCTTTTATTGAATTGGAGGATCCTAAAGCAATTTTGGAGAGATTTATAAGTGAAAACTACCCTATTTTATCTAAGAATGAAGTTATCATTATTAAATATTTAGATATTGAATATCATATTGAAGTGGTTGAATGTAACCCTTCTCATACGATTCAAACAACAAATTGTGATATTAATGTTGATTTTGAGAAACCTCTTGATATGATTGAAGATGAATCTAAGGTAGAGGAAAGAATTCCGTCGCCACCTACTGTGCAAAATACAGTAGTCCATCGAGAATCAAATGAATTTAGAACAATAGACCATCTTGAACGATTTCCTGGTATAGGGCGAAGATTGGGGTCATCATAAGATATAAAAATTGTCATATCATAATATATAAATGCGAGTTGTATATCATAACAATCAAACAAAATTAGAGAAAAAAAGCAAGGATACATGGAATTTAACTGTAAATTGGGAAGGTCCTACTAAGAAGTTTTGGATTAATTTTCCTTATCCTTTATTAAAAATTATAAAACAAACAAAAGTAAAAGACAATTACAAACAATTCACTATTAAAGCCGAAAGTATCAAATCATTGGCATCTTTTTTAAAGGAAAAGAAGAATCATTTATCTTATGATAGCAGTATTGAAATGCTTTTTGATCTCGGAAACCAATTACAATCTTTAGAAAGATTCTATATGGGAATACCATTTATGGATATCAATGACATCATTGTTGTTGACGAAAAACATTATTTTTATTTAAATGATAATAAACTATTGGATATCAAAAATAATAAACTCGATATTGATGAACCTTATAAAAAATCATTGTTTTTCTCTCCAGAATTAGATAATATTAAACAATTACCAACATCAATTAGTTATAAGGCTGGGTTTTATAGTCTAGCGTCCATGGTTGTATTCTGTATGTTAGATGATAAAATAACAGAAGATAATAAAAATGCGATTATGGCTCCTATTTATACTAGCAAACTGTATTGGGCGTTAATGAGAATGCTTGAAAAGGATCCTAGCGATAGATTTTATTTAATTATTTAATTTCTATAGATTATCTATATGAGTCTCGCCGTATTAGCAAGAAAAACAAAAACAAAACAAAGATTAAAATCAACTACATGTGGTAATGGTAGAAGTCGCAATGGTCAGCAGGGTCGAAGCGTAGGATTTGTTTTA